CACCGGCAGCGCGGTCAGATCCGCCTCGCGGATGTTCCGGGTGGGGATCACCGCATGGTGGTCGGTCACTTTCTTGTCATTGATGACCTGGGCCGCATTGCAGGCAAGCTCCATACCGGCGGCAAAGGGCAGCGCCCCAGCGGTGAGCCGGACCAGCTCCGGCAGACTCGCCGCCATATCCGAAGTCAGATAACGGCTGTCCGTCCGGGGATAGGTGCAGAGCTTCTTTTCATAGAGGTTCTGCAAATAGTCCAGGGTTTGCTGGGCCGTATATCCCAACAGCCGGTTGGCGTCCCGCTGGAGCGTGGTCAGGTCATAGAGGGCGGGCGGCTTCTCGGATTTGTCCTTGCGCTCCACCTTTTTCACCGTAGCAGCCGCACCCTGGCAGGCCGTTTTCAGCTGCTGGGCGGCAGCCTTGTCCGCCATGCGTTCCCCGGAAACAGAGAAACCGGGCAGCTCCAGTGTGACCGTGTAAAACGGCACCGGCTTGAAGGTGTCGATCTCGGCCTCCCGCTGGACGATGAGGGCCAGCGTCGGGGACATAACGCGCCCGATGTTGAGGGTCCGGTGGTACAGCACGGAAAACAGCCGGGTGGCATTGATACCCACCAGCCAGTCCGCCTTGGCGCGGCAGAGGGCCGCATCCCGCAGGCCGTCATAGTCCGCGCCGGGGCGCAGGTTCGCAAAGCCCTCCCGGATGGCGGAATCCTCCATTGAGGAAATCCAGAGCCGCTTCATGGGCTTCTGACAGCCCGCAAGCTCGTAGACGCTGCGGAAGATCAGCTCACCCTCGCGTCCGGCGTCGCAGGCGTTCACCACCTCGGTCACATCCTGGGCGTTCATCAGCTGTTTCAGCACATCAAACTGCTTTTTCTTGTCTTTGCTTACCACCATCTGCCAATGCTCCGGCAGAATGGGCAAGTCATCATAGCGCCACTTGGCGTAGTCGGGGTTATAAGCATCGGCATCGGCCAGCCCAGCCAGATGGCCCACACACCAGCTCACCCGCCAGCCGTTTCCCTCCAGGTAGCCGTCCTTGCGGGCGGCCGCCCCGATCACAGCGGCCAGACTTTGGGCAACGGACGGTTTCTCAGCGATCACCAGCTTCATGTTTTTTGTTCCTCCTTTCTTGCAACCAAGCGGTCAGCTGTCGGTGGCAGAATCCCGCGCAGGGCTGCCCATAGAGATAATTTCCACAGCCAAAACAGGGGTGGCCGGGAGATAAAGAAGGAGGACGGGAAGTTTCCTTCCCGCCCTCCGGCCTGCGTGTCATCATGCGTTCATAGGGGCTGTCGGTAAAACGGGTCAAACCGTCTTGTCCTCGCTTTCTTCATCGCCGCCCCCGTCAGCGTCCGGCTCGTTGGATTCCTCGGTCTCCCAGGGGTCCTCGTCCTCCTGGTCGGTATCGTCCTCGCCGTAGTCATAGTCATCCAGATTGTCGTTGCCCTTGGTCTTGGGCTTGTTTTTCACCAGCTTAAAGTAGGCCAGCGCACCGCCGCCAGCAAGCACTGCCAGCACCGCCAACAGAATTACCGGATTAAGTCCCACGGGTTCCTGCTCGGTTTTTTCGGGGGCAGGCGTTGCCTCCGGCACCTCCGGTTCCGGCTCCTTGCCCATGCAGCCGCTCATATCGGTGGCACACACCGGGCAGGCCGTATCGACCGCACCGGCTACACATTTCTCCGTACAGGTACAGGTGGCGGGCTGTTCCTGGGTGGTCTGCTCGTCCTCCATCAGCGCCTCCAAATCGGCTTCATCCACCTGGTTCAGAAAATGTACGGCAGTTTCCTTGTCCTCATTTGCCCGGTCAATGAGGATGTAGAAGTAGTTGCCCGCCTTGGTGGTGACGGTGATGAGCTGCTTGTTGCCGCCGAAATCATCCACCAGGGCAGCGTTGCCCTCCGGGGTCAGGGCCGGACTGTCCTCGGTTTCCTCCACCACCACATTGGCGTCGTTGGTGGCGTCCTCTGCCGGGGTCTGGTCCGTCCCCTGGGCAAAGGCAGTCACAGAAAGGCCCATCATCAGCATCAGGGCGGCGCAGAGGGGCGAAAGGATTTTGAAAATTCTCTTATTCTTCATGGTCGGTATCCTCCTGTTCGTTGTAATCGGCGGAAGCAGCGGCCATGCCGAGAACCTTGCCGCCGGAGAGCATGGCGGAAAGCTGCTCCGGGGTCAGCCGCAGCGCGCACCGTCTGGATGATCTCTAGGTTTTCCGCCTCGGTTTTCTGCGCCTCCAGGGTTTTCAGCTTGTCCTGATACTCCGCGATTTTCTCGCGGACCTTGGCAATCTCCTGGTCAATGCGCTGGATTTTGTTCTTAGCCATTTCAATCACTCCTTTTCTCATAAATCGGCCTTACCAGTTCATCAGGCCGTAGCCCTTGATACACTCGTAGGTCAGGGAATAACTCTTGATTTTGCAGGCGTCGCCGGAATTGCCCTCCACGGTGTAGACCCGGCTACCGTCCGTGCCGACAACGATGCCAACATGGTCGGCTTTTCCGTCGGAGTTCCAGTCGAAGAAGATGGCGTCGCCGGGGGCAATATTGGCATAATCAGGCCCACCCCATTGCCCGTGAGACTGGAACCACGGGATGCCCTGCGCCTGACACGCTGAAAAGCGTGGTTCGGACAGCCCTATCTGGCCATAGCACCAGGAAACAAAGCAGGCGCACCATTCCACACGGGAGGTAAAACCAAACCAGCGCCAATAAGGCTCACCGCCCACATTGCCCACCTGGCTTTTGGCAATATCCACCACGGCCTGATTACCGGGGCGGGTGCCGTTGACAAGCTGCACGCCGGTTAAGCTCTCGGAATCGCTGGTGTCGGCAGACCCTCCACCAAAGATCAGCGGTTTGTTGCCCAGCGTGCTGCGGTACACCTGATACATTTCCAGCTGTTCCGGAGTCAGTAGCTCCGAAGCCACAGAGGATATGGGCTTGCTGGTGAGCTTCACATTCAGAATGTAATACTCGTAGGGAACTTCTACCTCGTACTCGTATTCTTCCGTTGTGACCTCGCCGGTCTCCGGGTCAGTAGATGTGGTGGTGCCGGTCCGGGTCTCTGTCCGGTATCGAGTCTCCACTTCCTCGGTAAGTGTCAACTCGTACTGTGCATCAAACACACGCTCCAGCTCCGCCTGGGCGCTTGCCTGCGTGTAGCCTTGCAGCACGGCGGAGAGATAGGCCGCCAGCTCATGGGGGTCATGCCCGATCATGTCCAGATCATAGCGGTACTCGTCATACCCCGGATGGCTGCTTTCGATGCCGTCGATCTCCGCTTGCAGTGCCGCTTCCTTGGCTGCATAGTCGGCCTCTACCTCTACCAGCTCCGGGTCATCCGAGGGATAGGTGGTGCCGGACACCACAGAACCGATGCTCTGCGCCATCATGGAGCAGGAGGACATGGTGTTGAGCAGCAGACAGACAATCAGGAAGATTACCCCCACGAGGATGAAATCTCTTTTGTGGCGCATGACAAACGCACCCGCCTGCTGGGCCTTTTCCTTGGCAGCCTTGGCCGCCTTACCGGTGGCCTCCGCAGTCTTGGCAGCACTTCCGGCAGACTGACCGGCGCGCTTGGCAGCGGCATACTGCTTTTTGATGGTCCGTTTCTGTTGCCAGCGGGAGAAAGGATTGCTGGCAAGCTGGGGATTTTCCTGCAAAGATTTCTGGTACAAGGCGTTCACATTGGCCTTTTCCAGCTTTTTCTCGGCCTGGGCTGCTTTACGATAGGGCTTCAACTTGTGACTGCGATAGCCCTCCCGAACCAATCGTGCGCCGGTCTCTGCGGCCTCCTCGGACTTGTGGGCGCTCTCCACGCCCACATTGTCCTGTTCAGCCTCCTGGATTTCCTTGTGGAGTTTCCCCAGCGCAGCATTGGCGGGGGCATCCCGTACCGTATGGGACAATTTGGAGGGCGCCTTCTTCTTGTCCTCCAGCACCAGCTTCGTGGTTACTTTGCCGGTCTCCGGGTTCACCGTCTTTTGCCGGACCTTCTTTTTCGGAATTTTGGCCTGCGCCTTATCCGCTTTGGCGGCGGCCTTGTCCGCCTTACGGATGGGCTTTTCCAGCGCCGGGTCAGCCCGTTCCTCGTCCGTAAAGCGCAGGCGCGGCTCCTTAGTCAAACCATTCTCCCATCATCAGGGAGGCCATCATGTAGCGCAGCTCCACATAGAGGGCCAACCCCTGGGGACCACGGGTGGGGTGCTGGATCAGATAGGCGTAGATCTGCGCCACCACAGAGGCCAGCAGTTCAGATTGCCCGCCCTCGAAGATGACGATGACGGGAACGCCGTTCATAGCGCACCAGATTTCCGTCATGCGCAGCAGGCCCGCCTCGCCGTCCTCACTCAGCTGAGCCGCCTGGTCTGCCGCTTCACGGCACTCGCTGACGGCAGCGGCCATGTCGGAGAGCAGATTAGAACGCTGTTCCTCCAGCGCCGCTTCAAAAAACATCATAGAGTTCAGTTCCATATTGGGCTTCATGGTCATTCATCCTCCTTTTTCAGTTCCTGGGGTTTGGTGGTCATAATGCGGTACAGCTCGGTGTTCTTCGGAAAGTGGTCCACGAAAGGCAAGATGGTTGCGCCGTAGAACAGCAGGCCCTCGCCCTCGCCGGAATGGGTCACATAGCTGAGCTGGTGCGGAGAAATGCCCAGCTGTTTGGCGAGAATCTGCCGGTCACCGCCCGCCTGGTTGAGCATATACACGAAGTCGGAGTTCTCAAAGATGTTCTCCACCTCCCGGCTGCTCAAAAGGTCTTTGACATTCTGCGTGATGCCGGTGGGGATACCGCCCCACTTGCGGAACCGCTTCCAGATCTCCACCGTATAGGCGGCGGTCTGTTCCTCTTTCAGCAGCAGGTGCATCTCGTCGATGTAGTAGCGGGTGGACTTGTGGGCGGCACGGTTGATGGTGACACGGTTCCACACCTGGTCCTGGACCACCAGCATACCGATCTTTTTCAGCTGCTTGCCCAGTTCCTTGATGTCATAGCAGACAATGCGGTTGTTGATGTCCACATTGCTGCGGTGGTTGAACACATTGAGGGAGCCGGTGACGTAGATTTCCAGCGCCGTGGCAATGTATTGTGCTTCCTTTTCCTCCTGCGCCCGCAGCAGGTCATACAGGTCCTCCAAGATAGGCATATTCTCCGGGCGGGGGTCATTGAGATAGGTCTGATAGACCAGACGCACACAGCGGTCAATGATGGTTTTCTGCACCGGCTGCAAGCCCTCCTTGCCGCCCACGATCAGCTCGCACAAGGACAGGATGAAGTCGGACTTGAGGAACAGCGGACTTTCATCGTCCGAGTAGTCCAAGTTGATGTCTAGCGGATTGATGTAGTTGGTGGAGGTGGGCGAAATCTTGATGACCTGCCCATGCAGGCGCTCCACCAGGGGCGCATACTCGGCCTCCGGGTCACAGATGATGACATCATCCGTGGTGAGCAGGAAGCAGTTGGCGATCTCACGCTTGGCCGAAAAGCTCTTGCCGCTGCCCGGTGTTCCCAGGATCAAACCGTTGGGATTTTTCAGCAACTTGCGGTCCACCATGATGAGGTTGTTGGACAGGGCGTTGATACCGTAGTACAGGGCTTCCTTGCCATTCTGGAACAGCTCCTGCGTGGTGAACGGAACAAAGATGGCCGTGGAGCTGGTGGTCAGCCCCCGTTGAATCTCAATCTGATTGAGGCCAAGGGGCAGGCAGCTCATCAGCCCTTCCTCCTGCTGGAAGTCCAGACGGGTCAACTGGCAGTTGTACTTCTGTGCGATGGAGCTGGCCTGGAAGATGTTGTTGTCCAGCTGCCGGGGATTGTCCGCCGTGTTCAGCACCAGGAAGGTAACAAGGAACATTCGCTCGTTCCGGCTCTGCAAGTCCTGCAAGAGCTTCTTGGCCTCGGCACCGTAGGTGGCAAGGTCGGACGGGATAATGTCCATGTCGTATCCGGCACGGACAGCCTTTTTCTGTTCCTCGATCTTGCTGCGGTCCAGATCGGTGATTTTCCGCTTGACCGTCTTGATGGCCTTTACCTGGTCCACCGACTGGATGTGCAGGCTGACGATCAAGCTGGATTCCATATCCAGAAAATCAGCCAGCATACGGTCATTCAGCTCCGGCGCAAGAATCTGGACGAAGCTGACCGCCCCATACTTCTTGCCCATGCGGAACTGTTTACCGGTGCGGAACTCAAAGCCCGACGGAGCGACAAAGTCCTTGGTGGACAGCCCAGACGGAGCCAGCCAGTCCCATTCAAACCGGAACGGCACCTGCTCATCCATGTGGAAAATACCGTGAAGCTGTGCCAGCCGCGCCTTGCCGCCCAGAGATTCCGCCACGACCCCCAACCGCTTGAAGTTGTTGAGAATGTCGGTCTCGATGCGCTCCAAACGAGGTTTGGCAGCCTTGAGGCTGTCAGCGTCGATACCGAAGGTCAGGTACTTGGTCTTGATAAGGCCGTTATTGCCCTTGGCCAGCTGGTTTTGCAGCATGGTCATGTACTCGGTTCGGATACTGTCGAAGTCATCCCCCTGGAGGGGAATGGAAATCGCACGGGCAAAGGTTTCTTCGGATGCCGCAAGGTTCAAAAAAGACAGCTGAAATCGGATCGAACTGTCGAAGTAGTTGAGGAAGTCACACCAGCCCTCAAAGATTGCCGTCTTGTCCTCGTTCTGCGAGAGCTGATAGTTGATGTCCTGAAACTGGATGGTCTTGGTGTAATGGCCGTCAGGCAGACGGCAAATGCCGTCCGGCCACATCCGCTCATAGGGGATGCTGTCCTGTGCGGACTTTTCCTTTTTGTCCGTGCGGTTGGCGCGGGCAATGGCGGCTTCGATCTGTTTTCTGTCGGCGCGGGAAAGTTTCTTCTTGGGAACCGGCGGCGTCTGCTTGCCATCCTTATCGGCCTGCCGGTTTTTCTTTGCGGTGAACAATGTCATACACCTCCTTGTCGAGTTTTGCCTGCTGTTCCAGCACGGCATAGAAGTTGTTGGTCTTATACGGGCGCTGTTTAGGCCGAATAACGGCCACCTTGATGATGTTGCCCACGATCTTTTCCAGGGGCTGACCGTGTTTTTCGTACATTGCCAGCATGAAGAAGGGCAGCATGACCAGCATCATACACATGGCAGCCACGCTGTTTCCCACAGGCCCCCGGAGCAAAAAGAAAAGCGGTACGCCGATGAGCGCCCCGCTGCCGAAACAGATCAGCTGCCTTTTGGTCAGGTTAAACGCGACCTTGGTTTTGACTTTCGTCAGGTCTTTGGGTACGGGTACATAAGCCAAAGGGATTACCTCCTTCCTGGTTAATGTGCATTGAACACGAATTTGGAGAGGCTGCCGGTCTTGAAGAGGGTAAAACACAACAGGACCGTATAGCCCACACAGCTCCAGATGGCCATGATGACATCCGATTCGGTGGCAATGTTCTGCACCAGCACGGCGTAGATAGCCACGCAGACGATGATGAGGAATGCCTGAAAGCCCAGGGCAATCAAAGAGCGCAGATAGTTCTGGCCCATTCCGCCGCCCACCTCGCGGCTCATCATAGTTGCCATAGGAATAGGTGCAACCGAGGTCACAAGGTAAATCTCAATCATACGGCCATAAATCACGATAAAGATACAAATGTAAAGCGCCCACATGGTAATGCCGATAAAGAGCGACTGGAACCACAGGCCGAACAGCGGCCCCAGTTCCATATCCATCAGCCGGGACTCCATATCGGTCATGACAGAGGAAATGTCGATGGAAGCATCGGACCCGATGATGCCTGCCGCCTGCGCCACCACGTTTTGGGCCATGTCGAACACGCCCATCACGATGTTCCAAGTATTGGAGACGATGATGATGGCTACGGCAGATTTGAACACCCACTTGAAGATCATCCAGGTGTCCACATCATGCAGATTGTTTTTGTCGGTAATCATCTGAATCAGCTCCATCGTCATCACGATAGCCAGGATTACACCGGCAATCGGCACCATGATGCTGTTGGAGAGGTTCTGAATCATACTGAAAATGCTGCCGTTCCAGCCTTGGGGGGTCTGGCCCACCTGTGTGGCAATGTCTCCGACCTGCTGGTTCACACTATCGAACATTCCTGTTAGGTTGCTCATAATGCCGCCGACCAGCATTTCCTTCAGCCAGTCAGTAAGGGCATTGAGTAAGGCATCCATACGGTGTCAACCTCCTTTCAGCCGCCCCCGCTTGGGGCAGGGGCGGCAAGGATGTCTTATGACGGCTTAACGAGGGGAACGATCAGATGGTGAACAGAGAGGAGAGCAGCGGCACGAGGATGGTGCCGACCACGGCCACGCCAGCGCCAGCCATGAGCTGCTTCATGCCCTGGGACTTTACTGATATGTGATAAAGAAGTAATAGAAGTGTAAAAAATTTTGCCGTTCCTATCCGGCACTTATCGCTTGTGTCGGATAGGTCGGGCGGTCATTCGGGCAAGTCTACCTTGCCGACGAAAGAGTAGTAAATATCAATGTTCTGTCTGCGGAGCTTCCCGTGTCGCTTCCCGTCCAGCGGTTCCGCTTCATGGATAACGATTTTCTCCACAAACTCCCGTAACAGGGTAGGGGTAAGTTCCTCAAAGCTGGTATGCCTGCGGACAACGCTCATAAACTTTTCAGCGTTTACCGTGGCTTCCTGCGCCTTGGAAAGCTCCGCCCGGATAGCGGCAGCCCTTTCTTTCAGCTCTTTCTGCTCGGCTTCATAGTCCGCTGACAGTTCCGCAAACCGTTCATCAGAAATGCGCCCGGTCACGCTGTCCTCATACAGACGCTTGAAGATAGCGGATAACTCCCCGATACGCTTCTCGGCGGCTTCCAGCTCCTTTTTCTTTGCGGCGTTCCTGCGCTTACCCCCGTCCTCGTTCTGCTCAATTAACAGCTTCATAAACCGGGCTTCGTGTTTTGCCGCATAGCTGGTTACTTTCCGCAGGTTGTCCGTCACTCCAGCGGTCAACAGGTCGGTGCGGATAAAGTGCGCTGTGCAGTCCCTTGTACGCTTCTTGTAGCTGCCGCAGATATAGCAGTCCTGCTTCCGTGTGTCTGTCTGGTATCGCTGCTGGTACATGACGCTTCCGCAGTCGGCACAAAAGAGTATGCCGGAGAACAAGCCCACTTCATCATAGCGGTTCGGGCGTTTGCGCTGCTTGCGTAACTCCTGTACCCGTTCCCATGTCTGGGTGTCAATGATAGGCTCGTGGTGGTTCTCGAAAATCGCCTGTTTTTCAATGGGATTTTCTACGCTGTGTTTGGTCTTGTAGGACGGTTTTTCCGTCTTGAAGTTTACCAGACAGCCCGTGTACTCCCTGTTTTCAAGGATATGTACCACGGTGTTGGTCGCCCACTTGCACTCATAGCCTGGGTGATAGCGGCGGGTGCTTCCCGTCCTGCGGTATTCCAATGTTCCCGGCGTGGGGATTTCCTGCTCCGTGAGCATACGGGCAATCTTGGTCGGCCCGTTCCCGGCAAGGCACAAGCTGTATATCTGCTTGACTACCGGGGTAGCTTCCCCGTCAATGATGAAATTTTCGTCCTCGTCCATGAGGTAGCCGTACACGGGTTTGCTCGTGACAGGCTTGCCGCTCATGCCCTTAGACCGTTTTACCGCTTTGATTTTCTTGCTCGTATCCCTCACCAGCCATTCGTTGAAAATGTTCCGCAGCGGGGCAAAATCATTGTCGCCCTGTGCGCTGTCCACTCCGTCGTTGATAGCGATAAAGCGGACGCCTTTCTGTGGGAAAATCATTTCGGTATACATTCCCACTTGCAGGTAGTTTCGCCCTAACCGTGACATATCTTCTTGTGTCAAGTAGGGACTAAAAAAATTTTGAGAATTTACAAGCCGTTCATAGGTGGACAACCACCCGTGAACGGCTTGCGTTTTCTCTATGCTCTTTTGCCGTTCTTTGTGCGACGTTTCTTATACGCCGCCGCAAATGCCTCCATCATCGGAGTGACCGGAAACTCGTTGTCAGGCTTGGACAGATACTCGAACCGTATGCCATTCTCTCTGAACTTTCGCTCAAACCTCATGAAAGAGGAAGTGTCCCGGCTGATTCGCGAGGTGTCGCGGGTGAGGATCGTACCGATGTCCTGACGCTTGGCTTCGTTCAGCAGGAAGTTCATGATACCTTCCGTATGGACGCCGGAGATGCCGTCTGCCGCCACAGCAGCAGCCACCTCATAGCCTTTGTCCTTCGCATAGCGTTCCAGCTCTTCCCGCTGGTCTGCTGCCGCAAGCTGATCCGCACAGGCAACGCGGATATAAAGAAATACTTTCATTTGGCTTCTCCTTCTGATGTAGTGAGGAAGTCCTTGAACTTCCAGACGATTTCTATGTTGTCAAGATCGTAAATGTAGACCGCAGAAATGAATGCGTGGGTCAGCTCATAGGTCAGAGCTTTGCAGTCGGCGTACTGTTCGCAGACCGCATCCAGCTTTTCATCTGAACAGGCGGTCTCGGAGTCAAGCTCCTTCATCCGTTCGTGACTGCGCTGGATTACTCCATCGTTTTCAGCAATCTTCACATCCGCTGCCGCCTTCTGCTGAATGTACGCCTCCTTCGTGATGCTTCCGACTGCATACTTCTCGTAGAGCCTCAGCTTGGACGCCTTGTGCTGCTCGTTCTGCTTTTGCAGAGTGCGGATTTTATCAGCACATTCCTTGATAGCAGATTTCCGCAGATCACCGACTTCGCGGTTCTGTATTGCTTCCTTCTGTGCCAAAGCAAGAAACTGAGTAAGGGCATGGAAGACAACCTTCTCAATATCCATTTCCGGAAAGCTCCTGCCAACCGGACAGTCTGTGTTTCCGTTGTTGACCGAGTGAATGCACTGGAAGTATCGAATGCCAGCCTTGTTCTTTCGGCGTGTCATAGCACGTTTACAGTTACCGCAGCGGACGAGTCCCTTGAGCGGATAGTCATGCTGCTTGCGCGTGGGATTCCGTCCTCCGCCTCGAATGACCTTCTGAGCAAGCTCAAAGTCTTCCTTGCTGATAATCGCTTCATGCGTACCTTCTACGATAATCGGCTCATTGACAACACGCTTTTTTGAGCCGACACCGCAGGACTTCATTTTGCGGCTGACCAGTGTTCCGGTGTAAACAAGGTTTTTGAGGATGTTATAGACCATCACGGTTTCCCAACTGATTTTCTCGCTCATGTTACTGAACTTCTTCTTGTCGGGATGCTTGCTCTTGAAGTATTGCCCCGGCGTCGGGATGCCGTCATCATTCAGGCTGCGGGCGATCTGAGAGGTGTTGCTGCCTTCCAGCGCCTCGCGGAAAATACGACGGATCACATCAGCCGCCTCCGGGTCTACGGCAAGTTTGTTCCGAATGGTGGGATGCAGGACGTAGCCGTATGGGGCGTAGCCACCGACATACTTGCCCTGCTTCATCATCTGGATTTTTGCCGATGTGGTCTTTACGGAAAGGTCTTTGCTGTATGCGGCGTAGATGATGCTGCGCATAACCACTTCCAGACCGCCCGTTGTGCCTTTGTAATCGTCACTGTCATAGCCGTCGTTGATGGAAATAAAGCGGACGCCCATGAATGGAAAAGTGCATTCCAGATAGTTTCCCGTTTCAATGTAGTCACGAGAAAAGCGGGAAAAGTCTTTGACGCAGATCAGGTTAATCTCGCCGCGCTTGACCTTCTCCATCATCTGCGTGAACTGAGGACGGTGAAAGTTCGTGCCGGTATAACCGTCATCCGCAAACTCAGACCGCTGACAGTGAGACAGCTCCGGATGATTGTCAAGAAAGCGATTGATGAGCATACGTTGGTTGCCGATGCTGTCACTTTCCGCCTTGCTGCCATAGCCGGTATCTTCATCAGCCATTGAGAGGCGGATGTAGATGCCGATGTTGTATTCCTTGCTCATTTACATCGCCTCCTGTACTTCCTTGATGCTCTGAACGGTCAGAGCGTAAATATCGCCGTATTTCATGACCAGCTCGATTGAGCCGTCCTCATGGACTTTCACAAGCTCTACGGACTCGTCAACCAACTCATGAGAGAGCATCGTTGCACCGCTGACGGATTTCATCAGCGTGAGCCACTTGTTGTCCTCGGACATTGCCTCGGCAAACTTTACCTTCCGCTGAACCGCTTCATCCAACCGCCGTGAAAGATCGACATACTGCTCATCGTAGGCTTTCTTGGCAAAGGCGTATTCCTCTTCATCGAGAATGCCTTCCGTGAAGTCCTCATAGAGCCGAGTACGCTTCTTGGAGATGCCGCTGAGTTTCAGATTCAGGCTTGTGATGAGCGCATTCTGCTGATCGCGGATGCTGCGTTCGCCTTCGCTGTTTCTCAGCTTGGCAAGCAGCTTGTCGTAATTGAGAGCCGCCTTGACTTGAAGCTGGATCGCCGCAAGCACATCGGCTTCGAGCTTATCCTGCCGCGTATAGTGCGGCGTACAGAGGTTGCCGCGTTTGACGGATGAGCTGCATTCATAGAAGGCATACCACGCGCCGTCCTTGCGTTTATCAACGCGCTTGCGATGGAAGTAGAGCTTTCTGCCGCAGTCTGCACAGACGATTTTGTCTTCAAAGAGATTGATCAGCGTAGCGCGGATTTCTTCCGTGCGCTCCATCTTCTCAATCCTTGTCCTTGCAGCGGCGTTCCGCATTTCTCGCACCTTCTGGAAATCCTCACGGGAAATAATCGCCTCGTGCGTATTGGGAAAGACGATCCATTCCTCGCGGTCGATATGCTGATTCTTGACGCCCTTGTAAATGGCGTTCAGCGTCCGTCCGAGAACGGTATCTCCGACGTAATGGGGATTATCCAGAATGGTAGTCAGTGAAGACTTGTTCCAAATCTTCTTTGCAGTAGCATTGCCTGTGCGGACGCCGACCTGATACTTCTGAAACTCCGGATTGGGCGCGTTCATTGCGTCAAGCCGGTCTGCAATCGCAGGAAGGGACAGCCCTTCAATCTTCCATTGGAAAATCTTCCGGACAATCGGTGCGGTTTCCTCATCGAAGACCATATTGCTGTGTTCTTCATCCCAGCGATAACCATACGGGAGATTGCGCTTCTTGAACTCTCCGCTTTCCATCTGTGCCTTGAGCGCGGTAGAAACCTTGCGGGAGATGTCCTTCGAGTAGAGTGTGTTGATCATGTTTTGCAGAGGGATAATGAGGCTTTCGCCGGAGCCGTCCGTATCAAAGTTGTCGTAGTTCTCTTTGATGGCGATAAACCGAAGCCCGATCTGCGGAAAGACCCGTTCCAGATAGGTTCCAGCCTCGATGTAGTCACGCCCGAACCGGCTGAGATCACGAACTACAAGGCACTTGATCCTGCCGGTGCGGATGTCGTTCATCAGACGGTTGAACTCCGGTCTGTCAAAAACCGTACCCGTTCGTCCGTTATCCACATAGGTATCTATCAGATTCAGGTAGGGACGCTCTGCAATGTAGGACTTGCAAATCTCAATCTGATTTGCGATGACATCCACCTTTTCGGACTTGCCGCTGTTTTCAACGGAAAGACGGGCATAGATGGCTGTTGAGAAGACCTCGGAAGAGACAGATTCGATAACCGACTCTTCAACTGCAATTTGCTTTCTGCTTTTTCTTGCCACTTGCTCATCCCTCCTTTATACGGCAATGTCCAGCTCGTCGGCATAACCGAGAACGTATTCAAGTGTCTGCTGGTATTCGTCCTTGTACTTGAAGACAATTTCGATTGCATGGTTTTCGTGAATCAGAATGCGGTCAACAAGGGACATCAGCACACGGCGGTTCAGCTCTTCGACGTTTTCATACTGCTTGAAAAGCGTTACCCAGTTCCGTTCGGTCGTGCCGGTTGTCACCGTCTGCTTCATTTCTTTTTTGACCCGCAGAAGTGCCTCCTGTTTGTCCTCAATGATTTTGGTGTAGCTGCTGCGGAACTCGAAGTATTCCGATTTATCAATGACGCCTCCGATAAAGTTCTCGTAAAGCCCCAGCTTGAGCTTTTGGTACCGTTCAATCTCTTCCTCGATTTTGGCGATCTGAGCTTCGTAATTGAAAGCCTTACGGCTCTGAGACGGAAGCCGTTCTATCATCGCAAGCGCGTGTTCCAGATTGATGACAAGCTCGATCTGGTCATGAATGGCACGGAAGACCTTCTCTTCAACCTCTTTTGCGGCGATGCTGTGCGGGCTGCACGTCCGGCTGTGCTTATTGGTGGAGCAGACGTAGTAGATATACTTTTTCGTCTTCGACGGGACGGTCTTGCGGATCATTGGCTGCTGACAGTCTCCGCAGAACAGGAAGCCGGAAAACAGATGCGCTTCGTCCTGATCGGGCGAACAGCGCATATCCCGCTGCATCATGACCTTGACTGCCATGAAGTCCTCGTAGGACACAAGAGCTTCATGCGCATTTTCTACCTTGACCCACTCGGATTCATCCTTGCTTTTCACAACGCGGACTTTATAGTTGGGAGTGCCGCGCTTGCCTTGCGCCAGAACGCCGATATAAACCTCGTTGGTGAGAATACGCTGGACGGCTTTGTATGTCCATTTTGCGGTATCGCCGGTTTTGAAGACGGTATCAAACTTCACACCGGCGGAATGCTTGTATTCCATTGGGGACAGGACGCCCATCTGGTTCAGACGCTTTGCAATGCGCCCAATGGAGAAGCCGTCCTTGTACATGGAAAAGATCATCTGCACATATTCGCTGACCGCTTCATCCACGATGAGCTGGTTTTTGTTCTCCGGCGATTTCATGTAGCCGTAAGGGGCGAACGAACCGACGAACTCACCGCTCTTCTGCTTGACTTCCAGACTGCTTCGGATTTTCATGGAGATGTCCTTGCAGTAAGAATCGTTAATCAAGTTTTTGAACGGGATAACAAAGGAGTCGGACTGCGGATCACCGGTCAGACTGTCATACGCATCATTGATTGCGATGAAGCGTATGCCGAGCTGCGGGAATATCTTCTCAATGTAACGCCCGCCGTCGATGTAGTTTCTTGAGAAGCGGCTGAGATCCTTGACCACGATGCAGTCAAGCGCACCCTTGCGGATTGCCTCTTCCAGCTTTTTGAACTGAGGACGATTGAAGGAAACGCCGCTGTAACCGTCATCTACAAACGGCTCACAGACAAGCTCTAAATCCTCATGCCTTGCGATATAGTCCTCGCAGATGGCTCTCTGGCTGGCGATGGAGTTGCTTTCTACTTTGTCTCCATCCTCACGGGACAGACGGCAGTAGATCGCCGTTCGGTAAACCTTGTCTGGCATAAAAATAACCTCCGTTTTTCTGTTTGGTGTGGTACATCAAATCAGAAAGACGAAGGCTTGCTTCAACTCTTATGAAGAGGAACACGAAAACGCCACATGACCATCAAGGCAAGCGGCTTAATCCGTATTCTTCTTTTTTTGACCGATTAAATTATACCACAGGCTCAATCGCTTGTCCATAGAACCGGGCGAAAAGATTCAGACTGTTCATAAATCAAAGACCTCTCAGATAGTGTTCCAGACAATCTTCCATTGTCGTGTCCGTCTCGGCGAAGCTGATCTTCACCACTGTCTTCCCGTCCAGATAACAATAGGGATTTCTGATCTGCTTGATGAACTCCCTCAGCCTTTCCTCTCGCGGTGCCGCAGGATCAAGCCGGATGCTGCTTCTTTGAACGAGTGTGCTTCGGTCAACCGTTTTCGGGCTGACGCTTTTCATTGTTTCAATGCCCATCATATTCTAAGCACCTCCTGTTTCGTGGAAATATTCAGGACAAAAGGATGTGGCAGAGCATCTTGTGAAGACACTCTGCCACATAGTTTTCATTCTGAAACTATATAGTAAGTTTCTTTTGGGTTTGTTTCATTGTCCGGCATATTTGCAGCTCGCGCCCCTGCCAGAAGAACTTTGCAGTTCCGGGAATGCTGCGGACTACCAATGGTCAATCGGTATCATGGGACTCTCACCCCTCCGAGGATCGCTCCGAGCCGCCCATTCAAAGAAAAGACGGAAGTATCATTATACCCGGCATCTGCATCGTCGCAAGCAGCCGCACCACACGACTGTTATAGCTCTCCGGAGGTCGCTCGCTCCCTTTCGGGAGGTCTTGGCGTCGGAAGCTGTGTTGCTTCGCAGAAACGGAAAGATCCGCAGCACTGAACTATTCAGTTTTCAAGGAACAGTGAAGGAGGTTTTATTGCCCCTTCACTTTACTAAGTGAATCAGAGGTCAGTTTTGTCCCAAATCCAGAAAAATTTTTTGAAGAATTTTTTTGAGCATCCTCGCACGGTTGCTGACGGTATTTCGTGGGATGTCATACCGCCCCTCAATCTGGCGGGCGGTAAGCTCACCCGTCAGATAGTAGCGAATGATAATCCGATCTCGCTCGTCAAACCGCGATAACGCCTCCGATACCATCACTTTTAAGAGCGACTCGTTTTCCACATCGCCAGGGTCAGGGATTTCATCGCTAAGTTCGTATTCATCTCCAAGCGGATGACCGAATTGCGGCAGTCTCTTCCTACTTGCTGCCTCCTGATACCTGTCCTCGTTCTCGTGCTTCATCAGCTCGTAGTAGACCTCCTTGCTGATTTCCACGGATGTACCGTTGACTTTTGTGAAGTAAGTACCGGATGCCTCATCTCTCCACAGCGCGTAATTGTAGACTTTGATTTTCATAGCTTGTCCTTTCCGCTGGCGCGGAGCAGCGGATGGACAAGCCTAAAAAAGAGCCGCATGACGAGGAGGAGGGGTCCCCAGCCGATAAAAAAGAGGGTTTGCACTCTGTTCATGCGGCATTAGGAAGACTCACCAGTCAGCGGCTCCACAGCACAGCTATCAAATATTTATTTGTTAAACTCCTTATCCTCTGTTGAGGTGGAGATATAACCTTCTCATACTGAGAACATTGAAGACGGTCTCACGCCCACAGCGTTTGCACTTCGCTTGAACGTGACCTCTCGTGTCCTCAAAAACGACGATGGTATTGTGATGACAGTACGGGCATTCCATTGTTCGCCTCTTCTGGCTGGCGATGGCAATACGCGCCCGTTGTATCTTTGTTTGCATCTCAGCGGATGGTTCGGTTATGCGGATGTCCTTTTTCATGCCCACACCTCCAACGGGTCCTCATATTCTGTATAAGGACGGTCTTCAATGTAGCCGAGTTGACGCAAACGTATAACAGCAGCACTTTTTGAGACGCCGAGTTGTGAGCATATCGCTCTGAGTGACAGCCGATCCCGGTATGTAAAGTAGCCGTCATAGGACGTCAGTTTCTTCTCAGGGATGAAATACCATGCGGCAAGGTCAATTTCTTTTTGCGGCATCAGAATTGCCGCACCGAGGACATTTGCTTGCCATTCATTCCAGTCCTCATGTGTTTTGAGATCGCGCAGCGAATAGGCTGTTCGTGCGGAATACTGCCGGTTGCAGTATTGCTTGACTTCATCGGATTCCATCTGATAGAGAATCTGATGAGCGCATTCATGGGCAAGCGTGAAGCGCCGCTTCCCACAGAGCTTCTTTATCTGCCCCTGACGAATGAAGCTCTCGTCAAGCAATACCTGATTACATCTGAGCGGAAGTGTTCGCCTGACACCCTTTTCCTCAACGATGTACTCTGTATCTGTATAAGCGGTCAAGCCGCAGATACTTCCATCGGAGGACAGGCGGGCGAAAGACACCTGCAAGCCGAGATAGTCTCTTGCGAACTGATCAATCGGAGTCGCACGAGCCATACGGACTTCCTCGGACTCCGTGCCGAAGAAGAACTTGTTGAAGTCTTCCGTGACGGCTGCTGCAATTTCTTCGATTTGCTTCTGGGATAAGATCACTGGGCATTCTCCTTTGCTTCGACAAACCACTTGTCTCCTTCATGAAAAAGGAACGACTCCTTTCCTTTAATCATGACTGTGTAACGGATGCCTCCGCCACCCACCTTCTTGGATGTGGCGCGGCACTTGTAAAGAATCTGGTCGATCTGAAAGACCAAACCATTGTCCCACCGGATGAAACGTGGATGAATAGCCCCTTCCTTGTCCACATCCAGATTGACGGACACATACGCTTTTCTGCATTGTGCATTCATGTTTTGCATCCTCACTCCTTGTTGTTGGGCTGTCTCATCGAAACAGCTTGTATTTGTAACTTTTCTGTGCATATTCTCGCGAACCTCTTGACTTGATGAGTAATCCGCGATATACTATGGGTAATTGAATTACGCATATCTATTATACATACTTCAACTACCCATGTCAATAGAAATGGGAAATTCAGTTTCGCAAACTTTTTGTGAAGGAGTGGTGAACGAGACATGACGTTTGCTGAGAAGTTCAAGGAGGAACGAGTAAAGAAGGAACTAACCCAGCAGCAAGTCGCAGACAGCTTGGGGATTACACGCAAAATGATCACGTTGTATGAAAAAGGGACTTCCTTGCCCCGCACACGGGAAGCATATAAGAAGATTGCTGATTTCTTCGGCGTTGATGTCAATTATCTTCTGACGGAAGATGAGGACTTCGTTGTTCAGGCAACAGAGAAATATGGTGCGCGTGGAAAGAAACAGGCACAGGACTTGGTGGATGGTATCTCCGGTTTATTTGCTGGCGGAACGCTTTCTGAGCAGGACAAAGATGCCGTCATGAAAGCGTTGCAGGACATCTACTGGGATTCCAAAGCCCGAAACGTCGAAAAATATACGCCAAAGAAATACAAACTACATCTCGATGAGGATTGAGGGCGGTTTATTGGACTGCTGATGTTATATAATTACGGAATAACCATCGGTATAGCGGGGGTGATGAAAATTGCTTCTACGACCTGAACTCATTCACCGCAAAGCCACGGACATTGTACGAGGCTGCGGAACACGGGACACCGTGCGTATTGCAAAAGAGTTGGGTATCTACGTTCATTTCATTGATGGACTGAATGAACTTCTTGGAATGTACACCTACCGGCATAAGGAGAGGCACATTCTTTTGAACTCCAATATGGAGTACATTGTAAAGCTCATGGTCTGCGGACATGAGATTGGTCACGACTGCCTGCACCGGGAGCAAGCCAAAGGCGCAAGCGGTTTGCAGGAGTTTACGCTGTTCGATATGCGTAACGAGATGGAATATGAAGCTAATGCGTTCAGCGCCCATTTACGGATCGACGATGACGAGCTGATGGCGCTGATGAAACAAGGCTATGATGTGGTACAGCTTTCCTCCATCATGGAGACGAATGTGAACCTGATGCTGATCAAGCTCAACGAGCTGAATCGCATGGGGTGGCAGCTTAACTTGCCCTATGTACCGCGTTCAGATTTCCTCAAGAATGTCAAACCGGAAGGTTGACGGAAGAGGTTTTAAGGGGTTTCCTGTCTGATATATCCATTATATGGGATGTCCGATGTCGAAACCTACACAATCCTGCAATGGCACTGAATTACCGTATGCAGATGATGCTTGAACTGCTCTCTCTACTTATGTCTCGTTACACAGTTGGAGTTCAAGAAGCAGCAAAAGCCTTTCACAAGAAAAGTAACCGCAACAGACAGAGAAAGGACGTGCATTATGAAGTACAAACTGTTCCGTTCCCCCCGTGATCTGGACAAGTCCGTCCTCAAGCATGAGCTGGTTGCCGTGGAGATTGGCAGCAGCATTGATGAAGTAGCAGATGCGCTCATCCGTGCAGTCCGTGATGATCTTGCAGAAATGCCGGAATATGCGCACTGTGAAACCGCTGCGTATGCACCGGAGCCGGTTCAGGAGCATCGCCGCGTGAGACGTTATCAGTATGAGATGATGGGTATTGTTTACCCGCAGTATGCGGAGAAGAACATCCTAATTGATTATGGTGTGATTGAAGAGGCAGAGTAA